GCTGTTATTGCACCTTGACTATTAAAAGTAATTCCAGAAACAGTTGCACCAGTTACGCTATTAGTTACAGATAAAACACCAGATCCATTAACACTTAATCCAGCACCAACAGAAACACCACCAACAGCACTAGAAGTTGCTAAAGGTAAATCTGAAGCAGCTAAGGCGGCTGTTCCAGTAATTAATCCTTCTGAGTTATAAGTTATTCCAGAACGTGTAGCAGCTCCACCTGTAACAGCATTATTAATCCCTAAATTTCCACTGGCTACGTTTAAAGAACGATTGATATTTGAAGTGTTTAATGCTGATGCAGGTATTGTTCCTGCTGTAATTTTCGTACCACCAACACCAGCAATCTTTGCATCTGTTATCGCTAAATTGACAACAGAATTTGTGCTTACGCTGTTATTAGCTAAAGCATTTGAATCAACCGAATTTAATCCAAGCTTTGCTGAAGTGACTGCATCATCAGCAATCTTCGCAGTAGTTACTGATCCATCGGCAAGAGAAGTAGCCTGCAAAGTACCACTAAGCTTTGCTGCTGTTACTGCTCCGTCTTGAATTTTGTCAGTTGTAACTGCATTATTAGCAAGCAAACTGGCTGTAATTTGTGCTGCTGCTATGTTTCCTGTTTGAATCGTTGAACTAGCAATTTCTACATTCGTTATCGCATTTGAAGCTACCTCACTTGTTCCCACTGCATTTGCAGCGATTTGAGATGCACCAACTGAATTTGCTGCTAGTTGCGTACTTGTAATACTTGCACTTGTAATTTTCGCACCGCCTATATCTCCATCGGAAAGGTTTAGTTTTGCAAAAGCAACTGTTGAATTAGCTAATTTATCTCCCGTAATGCTGCCTGCTAACTGTGTATTTGAAATTGTCCCACTAAGAGAAGATGTTGGGTAATTTGTAGCGTCAGAAAGATTAAAGGCAGGTGTCGCATCTGTGCTGCCTAGTGCAAGAGTTAATCCACCAAGACTGATACTTGAATTTGCAAGCTTGGCATTTGTTACCGCACTATCTTGTATTGCTGCTGTTGCTACTTGGTTCGTTCCTAAAGTCCCGACCTTGGCTGCTGGTATATCTCCTGCATCAATTAACGCTACACCTGCTGCTACTAAATCTTTGACAGTAACCTTCTTAGTTTCTGAGGCACTTAAATCCGCTAAAGGTAATACATCATTTGACTGCACACCTGCTTCAGCTAAGGCGGGTAATGAGCTTATTTGTAGATCAGGCATTGACCGCTAGATAAAACCAATAGCAGTAGTTTAAACCTGTTCGAGCAATATGGGACTTTCATTCTCTTGTAAAATCTTACTTGTACTTTCTTGTAGTAAAAATCCAGGGGTGTCACCTGTTTTTAAAGTTATCTGACCATTAGTAACAAACTCAATTTGAGTTTCGATTACTTCAGAGGCAGAAACACTTAAAGCAACATTTGTCACAACACATTTTGCTTCGTAAAAAACATTATTTTTTGGATTATTTGTATTCCTATGGATAAAAAATTGTGCATCAAAATCTGCTCCTTGTTGTGTTCTTAAAACTAACTGTGCAACATAAAAAGGGAATTCTGATTCTGATCCAAATTCATTTTTACCGTAACCTAATTCATAACTATGATTCCAAATACAATTCAGTGTGCCTTGTCCACTAATCAAACCAGCTTCATATTGACCTCTAAATTCATCACCTAAATTTGTAATATCTACTTGATCCCTGCTTGTTGTCATCTCGAAATCTTTAACACCTGCAATATGTCTAAACTTTTCATTTCTTGTTTTTATTGTTATGTCTTTGGCAACGCTTGGAGTTACTAAAGTTACTGCATTAGATTGCAAACCCTCTACTGCTAAAGCAAAAGTATTAAATAATCTAATCCCACCAATAGGATCAACATTTATAAATTTTTTAACATCTGGAAAATTATGTCCACTAACTAATTCTAAATCTGACCCATCAATTGTTGCTATCTCTACTTCATCGCCAGTTAATAAAGAACCTGAACTATGATCTACACTAAATCTTTTTGTACTTGTATTAACATCAAAGGGATCTAGCTTTGTTTTTAAAGCTGACTGTAAAGTATCTCTTCTTAAAGCTATTTCACCAGATTGTCCAAAATATACAGACATAATTAAATTGCAACTTCAGTTGGAGCACCGTCAACCTCAAAAGTAACATCAGCACTTAAAACTTCTCCTTGTGCAATATTCATTGAAATACCAGTTAAAAAAGTAGAAAAAGTAATAAATCGACCATTTGCCGAGCCATCATTAACTTTTAATTTTAATTCTGCTTTGCTTGAATCTGCTGCTGTTCCATCTCCAGCTCCACTTCCTGCTTTTATACATTTATTAATCAACGTAGTTACATCACCACCTGCTCCAGCAGAATCTTGATAGTAATAAAGTCTTGCACTCCCGCTATAGCTTCTTACACCAGCAATTAAAGTTCTATCTGTATCTTCTAAGCTTGTTGTTTCAAGTACAGCTTGTGTACTAGAAAAAGACCAAGATTGAACTTTGGCAGCTTGTGTACCATCAATAAAAAGCTGACCATCTTTTCCGCTTGCATAAACTCCCACGATAAAAACCAATAACTATGAGCTTATTGTAGGGGCATCTAGGCAAGCGACAAAAGAACAACTGACATTACTACGACCATCAAAAGTACTTGTTACTGTTGGCGGCTGCGAATACCTCCACAGCAAACCCTCCCCTCCTTGTTTTACTAAAGTTTGCAAACTACTTGTTGGGTTTGATTGACCAGCAATGGCAGGATTCAAACTTGTTTCATTTGAGATACCAGCAACACCATCATTTGAAGTGAAAGTTACTGAGTCATAAACAGAATTAACAGCATCATAATTTTCTAAAATCAACGCTGCTTCTTGGTCAGAAAGATTTGTAAAAGCTAAATTTAAAGTTGCATTTACTCTTTTATTGCCATATCTCAAGTGTGTTTTAGTTCCATCTAAAGATTGAAACTCTGTACTTGGATAATTGCCAGGGTTAAAACTTCTACTTGAAGGTGGAATTGTTGGGAATGGAATAGGCATCAGTTGTTTTCTAAAACAATAAATCCAGAAGGCTCATTATTTAAACCCCAATTTTGCATGACAGACAATTCGCCATTACTTTCTACTGGAGCATAACTTCCAGAAACTTCAAGCAATCCATCCTCTGAATAAGAAATAGTTTCACATTTATATATTTTATTTTCTGTAGTTGTATTTTTTACCGTGAATAAAACACCATTTGGAATAGAACCAAGTGTGCCAGATAAAACTCCTTCTGTACCTGGAACCCAATAAAAAACTTCTTCAGAAGCGGAAACTGGATCTTTGGAAACAATTGTGCCAGTTGGAGATTTGGCCCCATTCCTGAATCTGCTGGTATGAGTCGCTTCTGATACAAGTCTAAAATAATCGCCTGGGCTAAGTCCTACTACATATTGAGGAGCTGTTTTAAATACAATCCCGTGATCGACTAAACGCCTAGATCTTAAAGCAAAATAAGCGTAATATTTAGCTTGAATTCTTGAAGTGCAAAAGCTAGATAAATCAAAAGTTTCTATAGGTAAATCATCAGATCCATTAACGTCATTTTCTCTAATTAACAAAGATTTTGTTTCAGGAAAACCATTTACTTTTTCTTCTCTATATAAAACAACAGCTTTAAAAGCTTGTCTTTCTTCTGGACTAAGAAAACTCACCTGTAAATCGTTGATATTGCCATCTGTAAATAAACACTTAACAAAAGGTTTTATAGTTTTGTCTATTTCGTTTTGATCATTAATTTGAACTGACGGTTTTAAACTAAATAGACCGCCAATAATCGTAAAATCAAGTAAACAATACCCAGCATGTTCAAAAATAAAATCTCTTAAATTTAATCTTGAACTAATTATACCGTCCCAAAAAAATTCATTTACTTGACAAAATTTTGCAGCATCAGCCATTGCTTGTTTATCAACACTATCAACACCAACAAGCTTTCCAGCTCCAATTTTAGTACTAGTTAATAATGCAAAAGCAATTTCTGGAAATAAATTTGATGGGCCAACTGAACCTGTATTTAAATTTTCAATTTCAACTCCTTTTTTAAAATATGCAGAGAACTGGCTAAAATTTGTCCA